TAGTACGGCGCCCAGTGCGGCATCATGCTTGGCGGCATCATCGACCCGCCCAAAGGCCCGGATGTCAAAGGCCCGCGCCTCGACGACCTGAGCGTCCAGACCAGCACCTATGGCGCCATCATCCCGCGCGCCTACGGCACCACCACCGTATTCGGCAACATCTTCTGGCTGGAAAACAACCAGATCAAGGAGATCGCCAAAAAGAAAAAATCAGGCGGCAAGGGCGGCCAAAAATCAACGGCAACCACCTACAGCTATTACGCCACCTTTGCGCTCGGTCTGTGTGAAGGACCGATCGTTGCCGTGCGCAGAATCTGGATCAGCGGCAAACTGCTCTACGACGCCGGCACCACCGACCAGGGCGCCATGCGCGCCAGCAACCAGGCTGCTGGCTACTTCACGCTCTACACCGGCACCGACACGCAGACCGCCGATCCGCGCATGCAGGCCACGCTCGGGGCAACCAACGTGCCCGGCTATCGCGGACTGGCCTACCTGGTGTTCAACGACCTGCCGCTGGCCGATTACGGCAATACGCTGATGGGCGCACAGATCAAGGTCGAGGTGGTCAGCGACGGGTCGATCGTCGATTACGACATCGTCGGCGACTGGATGCCGAACACTACCGCGTGGGATAGCTTGGCCTGGAATGGTCGCCTGTTTCTGGCCGGCAATGGCAGCCCGATCGGCAGTATCGAGCTGGCCTCGTCGCCGGACGGCATCACCTGGACAACGCGCCTGCTGCCGGCCGGTGCGGCCAACGCCTCGAACGGCATGAGCATTGCCGCCGACGAAGATATATTCGTCGTCACCTCCGGTTATTCGAGCCTTTTGTGGCTGTCAAAAGATACCATCAACTGGCGCAGTGTCAGCCTGGCAGCGGCGGATTGGTATAACGTGGCCGGCGATGGCGAGGGTTTTATCTGCCTCGGGGAAACAGGGTCAAGCTATTTTTCCGAGGACGGTGGCATCTGGAACGCTACCGGCGCCATGGTTTCTCCAGGCATCAATGTCGGTGGCGTGGCCGGCAATGGCGAGATATGGGTCGCCGTCAAGCCCGGCTACGGCTACGCACAGGTCTACGACCCGATTACCGATACCTGGCAGGCCTATGCCATGCCCGGCGCCGGCTACGACAAGATATGCTGGGCGGACGATCTGGGGATTTTCCTCGCCCAGGCAGCGACCTACGGCGCCACGTCGCCAGACGGCGAAACCTGGACGGCATACACAAACACCTGCACGCCCTCATTTTTGATCCGGGCCAGCGGCTATTTCTGGGCCGGAGAATTCTGGTCGGTCGACGGCGTGACCTGGCAAACCAAAACCTATCCGGGCAGTGGATTCGGCATTAACATTTACGCGGCAGCGTGGAACGGCGCGATCCTCTGCGTTATCGGATCGGGAACCTATCAAAACGCGTGGACAATTACCCCGCATCAGCTTACACAAGCCTACCCGACCCTGGCCAACGTCGTCGAAGCCGAGCTGCTCAAAAGCAATTTGCTCGATGCCGCAGACCTCAACGTTACGGCGCTCTCCAGCATCACCGTGCGCGGCTACAGCATCGCCTCGGTTGCTGCCATCCGCTCCGGCCTGGAGCCCCTGCAGGCCGCCTGGCCGTTCGACGTCATCCAGTCCGGCTACAAAATAAAATTTGTCAAACGTGGCGGATCGAGCGTAGCCACCGTATCGGCCGGAGAACTCGACGCCCGCGGCAGCGGAGACACGCCGGGCGTATCGATCGCCAACATCAGGGAGATGGACATCGTCCTGCCGCGCAAGGTGCGGCTGATCTATGCCGACGTTGACCGCGAGTACGACGTGGGCGAACAGTATGCCGAGCGCCTGAATACCGATGCCGTGAATATCCGCACGGTCGAGCTGGCCATTGTGCTCAACGCTGCCGAAGCCGCCGGCATGGCCGAAGTGCTGCTCTACCTGGCCTGGCTAGAGCGTTACGACATTACGCTGAGCCTGCCGCCGACCTATAACCACCTCGAACCCGCCGACGTGATTACCGTCAACGCCAGCGAGGGCCAGTATGTGCTGCGCTTGACCTCGGTCAATTACACGGCAGACGGGCGGATTGCCTGTCAGGCCAAATATAATTCGATTGCCACCTACACCGCCACCGCGCTGGGCGTTGCCGGTGCCGTTACCGAGACCGTTCTCGCAGAGACTGGCCAGACCGCCTACGCCGTGCTCGACATCCCGACCATCATCGACACCGCAGACACACCAGGCGTCGTCGTCGCCATGGCTGGCTACGCCGCCGGCTGGAGCGGCGGCACGCTGTTCAAATCAGACGATGCCGGGCAAATATGGGCCGACCTGCAAGGCACTTCGGCGCCGGGTACCACCATGGGCACCTGCACCGCGCTGGCCAGCGGCCGGACCGACATAATCGACACCGCCAACAGCATCACCGTCACCCTGATCGAAGGCGCCCTGTCCAGCGTCTCCGAATCCTCGCTGTTCGCCGGTGCCAACTGGTTTGCCATTGGCGATCATGGCCGCTGGGAGATTGTCGCCGCAAAAACCTGCACGCTGGTCTCCGGCACAACCTACACCGTGAGCGATTTTCTGCGTGGTCGATACGGTACCGAATGGGCAATGGATACCCACATCGTCGGCGACTGGATTATCCAGCTCGACGGAGACACTGCCGCATTTGTCAATTACGCGCTGAGCGCGATCGGCGCCAGCCACTATTATCGCGGCATTACCAACGGCGATGCATTCGACAGTGTGAGCGACCGCGTGCAGGAGTACACCGGCGTATGCTTGGAGTGCCTGGCTCCGGTCTATTTCAACGGCAGCCAAGACCCGGCTACAAACGACTGGAATATCACCTGGATACGCCGCACGCGGATCGGCGGCGAGTGGCGCGACCTGGTTGGCGCGCCACTGAGCGAAACCTCCGAATCGTATTCTCTCGACATCTTTGCCGATGGCCTCTATTCGGCTATCGTGCGCACAGTCACCACCAGCGCCGCATCGTTTGCCTACACCAGCGCCATGCAGGTGGCAGATTTTGGCGCCGTGCAGCCGTTCCTGGTGGTCAATATCTATCAGGTATCCGACAAGGTCGGGCGCGGCTACCCGCTCGCCGCCTGGTTGCCGCGCACACCGTCGCCGCCCTGGCCGTCCGTGATGCTCCTGCCTATGAGCGACGCAGGGCTGAGCGATGTCTATGGCCACACCGTGACCCTGGTTGGCGGCGTTGCACGCAGCGCGGCGCAAAGCAGGTTCGGCGGATATTCAAGCTACCACGCCAACAACCCAACGCCCGCCGACTACCTGAACGTAACCGGTCTTCCGGCCATCGGCACGCAGTCATTCTGCGCTGAGGCCTGGGTTTACCAAACCGACCTATCCGCTGGCTTTCAAAATATTCTCGTCTCCGGCACCGGTGGCGACTGGACGCTGCAGGCACATAACGCCTATCTAGTATTAAAAGTATTCGGGACCACCTGGATCAACGTCGCATCGTGTTTTGTAGCCAACACCTGGCAGCACGTCCGCCTGAGCTTCAACCACGACACAGACACATTCCGTGCCTATGTTGATGGCGTTGAAAAGGGCAGCGTCAGCGGGTTGGGTTACAGCGGCGTCGGAACCAATATGTATATCGGATCATACAATTATCGCGGCTACATCGACGATGCCCGGCTGACGATCGGCAACGATCGCGCCGCCGACATCTTGCCGCCGCTGGCCGAATTCATCGAATAACCGGAGAGCCTATGTCAAACTCAACCATCACGTATGACCCGATCGTCCAGAGCCAGTCGAGCAAGGAAGTCACGGCCAATGCCATGTTTGACGCGCTCAGCCCGGCCTCGTTTTTCGGGCGCCGTGCATCGACATCGAGCGGCCTCACCTGGGGCTATTACGGCGGGACGATGCTGGTCGACGGCGCGCTCACCCAGATCGCCAACGGTACGCTGGCGCTGACCGGATCGGCCACAAACTACGTCGAAATCAACCGCTCCGGGTCGATCAGCAAAAACACCACAGGCTATACGCCAGGGTCGATCCCCCTCTATACGATTGTTTGCGGCGCTTCGATCGCCTGGCCATACACCGATCACCGCGCCTGGGTGCAGCCAAAAGACCAGACGAGCAACGCCTCGGTTGCCGTCACTTCCGCCGACGTGACGCTGAGCGCCGCGCAAGCCAGTTGCCGTTACCTGACCACCACCGGCATCCTGACCGGCAATCGTAATGTGATCGTGCCTAACAACTGGGAGGGCATCGTTTATTGCAACAACACCGGCGCATTCACCACCACGTTCAAAACCTCGGGCGGCGCCGGAATCGTCGTTGCCCAGACAAAACGCGCCGTGCTCTATGCAGACGGCACCAACGTCGTGCGGGTCACGCCAGATGCATAGCGAGGAAAACATGGACGACGAAAAAACAGAACGCAGGCAGAGCATCATGCTTGAGCAGCACATCGGCACCATCCTGCAAATCACCGTAGTCGCGCTGCTCGGCTGGTCGCTGATGACCACGCAGGCCATGACCAGCGACATGGCCGTGCTCAAGGTCAAGGTGGAATCGCTGACGATCAGCATCCAGCAGGGCAGTAACGACCGCTATCGCGGCACCGATGCCGCCAAGGATTTTGCAGCGGTGCGTCAAGAGATTCAGTTTATCGAGCGCCGGGTTTCGGCGATGGAGGATAAAAAATGACACGCTTTGAGCAATGCCTGAAACACATCTTGCAGTTTGAGGGCGGCTACGTGAACCACCCCGCCGACAGAGGCAAGGCCACAAACTACGGCATCACCCAGCACGTCTACAACTCGTGGAATGCGCTCAAGGGCCGCACGCTCGAATCGGTCGAGCGCATCGACCAGGGCGAAGTGCGCGACATTTACAAGCAGCGATATTGGGATGCTTGCCGATGCGACGACCTGCCGCAGCCTCTTGATATGGTGGTGTTCGACTCGGCAATCCAGCATGGCGTCCGTCGGGCCGTAAAGTGGCTCCAGCACTGTGTGCTCGCTGCCGCCGACGGCATCATCGGCGAAAACACGCTTTTCAACCTGCACGGCTTTGTAATCGCCCGCCGGCTCGACGAGGTGATCGAGAACTACATCGACGGCCGAACCGCATTCTATGCGCAACTGATCGCGCATGACCCGATTCAGCAGGTGTTTAGCCAGGGATGGAAAAACCGCATCACCGCGCTGGAAAAATTCATTGAAAGGCCGAAGAAATGAGAATGCTATTCGACTCGATCCTATTTCTGATCGTTACCGCGATGCTGCTGTCGATCCTGACCGGCTGCGCATCGATCGCCGGCCAGGCCGGCGCGCATCCGGCCGAAATCAGTTGCAAAGGCAAGGGCGCAATCACCGGCCAGGGATCGGTACCGGCGGTCGGTGGCGGTTTTTCCATCCAGGCCGATTGCGGCGAGGGATTTACCTACAGGCAAAGCCGTGGCGCCGAGTGAAAGCTACGCACCGGCCAGCGAAACAGACCTATCGCGCGCCGTCGCCATGCGCATGGAAATCTACACCATGCTAAAACTCTGCACGCTGCCCGAACTTGAGAAAATCAGAGAAAGCCTGATTGAAAAACCGGAGAATGAACAATGAAATTTGAACTTGACGAAAACTGGCTGCTCATCCTGCGTAGTGCCTATTCTTCGCGGGCGATGATCGGCGCGGCAATTTCTACGGTCATCGCGGCGGTGCAGACAGAAAACAAGTTCGCAATAATAGCTGCTGTTCTTGCTTTCTTTGCTCTGCTATGCCGAGTCATTGTACAACCGGTTCTCCGCTCTCAGTTGGAGCAGTCTAAAAAGCGCGTATCACCCCTGAAATAACCGGTGTAAATCCGGTGTAAAACTACACCGGGCAACACCAAGCCCAGACCACCAGATCACGCAACGGCAAGGGTTTGACAGCCTATCAGGACCATTCAACTGCCTTCACACGGCAGGGGTCACTGGTTCGATCCCAGTACCGCCCACCAGGCGTGTAAGGCAGCCCGGCCAGCTCCAGGCGTCGGACGGTCGATTCCGAGATCCCGAGACTGGCGCAGAGCTGCTGGCGGGTGAGGTCGGTCATGTCGTTTTTATGCCTTCGTGATTACTTGACTGTTTTGCTCAGATTGACGGGAAACATTGCGTCATGAGTCCGAATTAGCGTTAGCGGTCATCAGTTGGTCGCCGAGTTCCTCTTCCGAAAACATCTTGAATTGCGCCTGCTCGTCACTTATGCGCTTGCAGGCAATATCGAAGTATTCCCGGTCAATCTCAATGCCAATAAACTTTCTGCCGGTGCGAACCGCAGCCACGCCGGTGGAACCTGACCCCATGTATGGATCAAGAATCGTCTTGCCCAGCCCAATGCGCGCCGTTTCAATGCACCACAGCATCAACTCGACCGGCTTTTGTGATGGGTGAGCCCGTTTGCTGGTGTTCGTGTTGTCTTCTCCAGCCCGTAGCAAGCCCATCCACATATGATGAAAAATCGAGCGCGGCGTTTTGCGGGTTGTCCAAGCAAACTCTGTGTCGGCGAAAGATGAATGAGGTCCCGCCCCGCATGCTTTATCCCAAACCAGCCATTGTCCTGGGGGCAGCAGGTGGGCAAAGTTGTTGGCTCCCCACAAAACTATCGGCAGCTTCCCGCCAGCGCCACCGCGCGTGGTGTCTCGGCCCGCAAACATTTCAATCATGTGCGCCGGGTCAAACTGTTCATCATCGCCGTGAATTGGCTTTCTGTTGGTCAGGTGCGAAAGCTTCCCGGAAGCGCCGTGAACGTAACCAATCCCATAGGGCGGGTCTGAAATAATGGCGTCAGCCTTTATCGACTGCATGACCTCCCGGCAATCCCCGAGGATCAATCGCGCATCACCAATCGTTAATTCTTCAAATGCCATTTCACTTCCTCAAAAAAGATCGCTAACCCGTCGCTCAAGCGGGACGCGCCGCGATAAAGCCGCGTCGCGCCCCTTAGCTATGCGTTAGAGCGCATGTCGCTGATGTCAATTTCCCCGTGGTGCTTCCGCAAGTCCTCGCACAGCGCGTCAAACGCCGCCGCGTTCTTGCACGCCGCGAATCCCCAAAAGTGGCCGCCTCGCAGCCAGCCAACTTCGAGTTCTTCCGGCAGCTTCAGCAGTTCTCGGTGTCGGTGCGGCCTTACACATAGCACCGGGCGCTCTAACCCGGCGCTCAACGCGGACGTGCCGCTCGATGCTTCGTTGTTGCTCTGTGCTTGCTCCATCGTCATCCTCCCTTTGTGGCGTCCGTGGGCGGCACGCCGGTTAACTTTGCGTTAGGCCCGTAGTTTCTCAATAAGCGGCATAAGCTTGTCTATCGCCGCTGGTCTGCGGTACTTGTTTCCGCCGCCGTCAATCGCAAATGTTTTATCTATCACGTCAGCTTCAATAAGTGCCGTAGCCGCGTCCCAGCCAGCCCTGAACGCGTTGTAATCTTCGTAAGCAAACTTTGTCATTTCGGCGTCTGTTAGTCTGTCGAAACGATCATCACTTACACCACAATGATCTTTGTACGCCTGGATCACTGGCCTAACAGGTATGTCGAGCGGACTTGCCGAAGATGCTTGTGTGGTCATTCTGTTTCTCCTTTGTGCGGCAAGCCGCTCACAATCGCGTTGGGCGGCATGCTTTTCACCTGCTCAATGCACCATTGCAAGTGCTTCACCAGTTCATCAGGCATGCGCCAGCGCTCTTCATACAGGCTGTTGATTCTCAGTTGTCCGCTCTCGCAATTCCGCTCGATTTGCACGTCTTCGTAGTCGTCTCGGATCGCGTAGAACGTCTCGTTGCTTCTGGTCAGTTTCTTCAAAATCTTTGCCATGCTCACATCCTTTCTTCGTGGCTCTCGCCGTCCAACTCTTCAGTCGAGGCGACCTGCGCAAGCGCAGCCGCCTCACTTCGGGCGTTCGGCGTCTCTAGCATGTCGTCGCGCAGCAGATACACGCGCACCGGGTAAGCGCCGTCCTTCGCCGCCTCCATGAAGTGCGCGCCCCATGCACAAACTCTGCCTTTCGCGTCAATGCAGAGCACCTTTGCGCTGGTCACATTTGCGGCCTTGAACTTATCCTGCGCCGTGTCGGCCCAGTGGTTGAAGCCGTCGAACATAAACAGTTCGCGCCCGAGTTGAATATCCATCGTCCTATCCTTTCTCCGAAAATGCCGCCGAACCCTCCGCTCCAGGCGAAGCGGTACATCCGCATGTGGTTTCCTCAACCGCTCCCGCGCAGCTCGCCTGAGCTAGTGCGTTAGAACGCGGCATCTGCGCCGGTCCGAATGCCGTTTGAGTCAATCACCATGCTTAGTGCCCAGCCAGGTCCATTGATGAACTTCAACCATGTTTCAACGCTACTGCCTTTGTCGGCACCCCATCGCGTTCCGGCCATGTGTTGCGCCAATTCTTCTGGCGTTGCGAACACCGGGGAAATCGGGCTGCCTTCGCTGACAGTCTCCCAAATCTGGTAGCCGTCGCCGGTAGGCGGTTGGGTGCGCGTCCAGTCTTCGGCCGACTGCTTGGCTTCTGGCGAATCCCAAATGGTTCCTTCGCCGTTGCACTCTTGGCACTCCGGGGCGATGCCGAGCCGCTTGCACTCGGCGCCAACCACGATCCACTGATTGATCGAGTCATGCCCAACCCCGCCTGAAATGCTCCAAACGTTCACTTCTTCCGGCGTCGGAATGTAGGCAGGCTCTTTCGGCTGCCACCTTGCTTCCGGCGTCCATGTGTGCGTCAGGTCCATCAGCCGTCCGCCTTCGAGCAATGCCGCAACGTCATCAGCGTTCAGATGGTGACTCCAGGCGCAGTTCCAAAGGTCGGCCAGCCGTTGAGCCTCGCGCTGAATAGCAGCCTCTCCGCCTCCGTAGTACCCAGGCGAGTGAGACACGTTGCGCTCTGCAAACGCTCGCACTGCCGAGTGCGTTGGTAGGAACGGCGGGCTGCCCCGATCCTTTGGCGAAAATGGCGCATTGCCGTACCACTGGTCTTTCAGTCGCCGCGCATCCGGTGACGAACCGCTTCCTCCACATTCCGGGCAGTTATGGCTTTTAGCGTAGTGCGGGTTCAAGAAGCCTTCCCACACCTTTTTTTCCGGCCACACAAAATCGAGCGGCACTCGTTTCAGTTCTCGTCCCATGTTCTCTCTCCGATCCGTTCTAACTATTCATTCCACCGGACGGCCTTCGGCCGCGCGGTGAATTCCGGCGTTAGGTTTCATTTCCGCTTGCGGTTCAGCGTAGCTACAAGCCACACCTTCCCGCCCCTTGCTTCGTACTCCTGCCGCTGTGCCACCGTTACCCGCTCCCGGATCATGGCCGTCTGCGCCTGTTCTGGTGGCAGCGTTGGCCGCCCCGGCTTATTCTCTGCCGGTTTCTTCACAACGCACCAACGCGCTGCGGCAGGAACTTCACGTAGGCTGCGCCGATGCGGCGATAAACATCCCACTGCCGTAGGTCGTCGTTTCGCTCAAACATCTGCCAAACTCGGTCGCTAACCCAATCAGTCGGCTTGCCCGCTTTCACACACAGCATTTGCAGCGCGCCGAGGGCGTAGTGTTTGGCCGCGTACTGTTCGCGCATCGCCAGTTCGTCCCGGCTTTTTGCCAGTTTGCGTTTCGCCCACTTCTTTGCTTTGCTCTTGTCCATGTTCGCCTCCGTGGCGTTGGTTGATAGTGTAATTATTGTGGCACAACAATAAACCACCGTCAAGCATTATTTGTGGCACAGAAACCTAACTAATCAATCAACCCGGACGTGCCGCAAAAGCGCGGCACGCCGGTTATTTCAGCCGTTATGCCCCGTTGAGTCCGTAGCAACGGTGCGGTACATCGGCATGTAGCCGACGCACTCAACTCCGCGCGCCGAAACCGTGTAATCGAACGTCGCCATGCTCTGCCAGTCGCTTGCTTTTGCTTGTACCCGGTAGCAATGGCTGGCGTTTGGGCAAAGCGTTTTGGTACACATCGTAATGTCAGCCATATCAATCCTCCCGCTGCATAACTGTGCTTTCGAGAGGGACGCCAGCGATAAAGCCGCTGTCGCCCCTCAAAGCGGCGTTATGCCCAAAAACACGCCGATGAAACGCCATCGAAGCCACAATCCCGAACGGTCCGCCAGCCAGGTAGGCAGCGATCTCCATGCCGCTTGCGTTTGGCGCCAGCTTGTAGAGCACGAGCTGACCCGTGCCAATGCCGATGCTAGTCAAAAATGCGGCGGTGTAGTGGCCTCGATTGACGTTAAGCGACTGCAGGCCGATGAAAAAAACCAGGGCAAAGGTCGAGGCGAAGAGAGCGAAGACGGTGCTCATACATTCCACACCGGCTCAAGCGCGCTCATCATGCGGCCGACGGCTGCGGTCTCCTCGCGTGTGCAGATGATCCTCATCGCCCCCAGATGGACCTGCAGGCGCCCGTCGCAGCCGAACAAAAACCGTACTTCATCAAACGGTACAGCAGTTTCCACCGGCTCGCTCGCCTGGGTCGTCGGTACCGCGATCGCTGCGGCCGGTTCGGGATCATGCTCCAGCTCGATGACCTCATAGCCAGGCGTCGCCGACTCCACGACCGCGACCGGCGCTGCTTCCACCTCGCTCGTCGCCACGTCCTCATCTGCCGCAGGCAACCCGAGTGCCCTCCGCTCAAACAGATCGGCCAGCGCATTGCGCACCTCCGCCGGCGTTCGTTCCGGTTTTTCCACAATCACTTTGGCTTTGGGTGGAGGTTTCTGCCTGGGCTCCTTCGGCACGCGCTTGCTCGCCTTGAAATCCTCCCAGCTCATCCCCTCCGGCACATCCTCCGAAATGCGGTAAATGTTGAAACCGCCCTGCTTCGACGTCGCCAAGTAGCCCATCATCAGCGGCGCATAGAGCATCGGCTGCACGTTCTTTTTTGGGCAACCGAGCACCTCGGCAAGCTCCTGCCCGGAGGCGCTGCCCTTGGATCGGATGATCTCGATCCCGATCTCGATTCGGCTGGGCTCCATCAGGCCACCGCCTTCGCTTTGGCCTTCCCGCTGCCTTTCGGTTTTTCGTTCGTCTCGATCACCTGGATTTCAAGCACCTGCTTGTCATCCAGCTCGCGCCAGTAAGCGGGGATATCGACCCACCCGGCGCGCTGAGCCGCCCGCCAGCGGCATTCACCGACGACGATCTCATAGGTCGGCGTTTCGCCCGGGTCGGAGTTCGGGTGCTTGCGGTTGTAGTCAAACAGGTGGTCGAGCGGCAACGGTCGCACGGTGATCGGCTGGATCAAGCCGTTGGTCTTGATCGATTCGGCCAGCTCGGCGAGATAGGCGTCGTCAAAGCGCTTGCGCGGGTTGCTCGGGCTGGGGATGATCGCCGCGATCGGCAGCGTGGGGATCGCCAGGGCGCCATGGGGGGTAAAAGCGTTCATACGGGGAAGGCTACAGGAAGTGGGTTGAATTTCGATGCGGCATTCCAGCGCGTAATCGACTCCATGACGGTGCCGGTAATGGGGCCAATGGCGCGGCATTCCGGGCAATCGACGGCATATTCGGCAATCGACACTTCGTCGATCTCCACGTCGTCATGGCCGCAGAAGGGGCAGGGGTTGACGGTCAGGCTCATGCCGCCCGCGCCTTCGCCTGCGCTTTTTCCTGCCGCCGTATCTCCCTGTCGAGCAGGCGAATCATCGTCAGCCTGCACCCCGGCGAGTGCTGCTCGATCTCGCGCGCCATGCGCAGCGTGGCCAGGTCCAGCGGCGTGTCGTTGCTGTTGGCGCAGCGGATAAACGAGTCCAGGCACCCGGCGCCCGAACCGGTCAAGCGTAGCGCCTCGATGCGACGTTGCGCGTCATTGAGTATTTTGGTCATTTTGCAGATCCCTGTTAAGTTTGCGAATTCGCTGCCCGAGAGCGCGCCGGGCGCTCGACGCCTGGCGTGCAATGTCGGCCAGCGCCAGTGCCGCTTGATGATCGATAAAATCATGGGTTGCCAGGCGCACGGTTTCCAGGTACCAGTCATTTAATCCGTGCATGATTCCTCCGCAACAAACACCCGACATCGGTTTCGCTTGGCAATCTTGGCCTGCCCGTCATGGACCAGGCGATTTAGATACGAGTGCGCCGTCGTGTAGTGAAACCTGAAGTGCTGGGCAACCTCCGCCGCCGTCGCCGGGCCGTTTGCCTCCAGCCACTCGACAATGGTCTTGCGAATGGCCCTGGCGTGCTCCGCGTGGCGTGGGGCCATACCGGCGTCGGTGTTTTCCTCGGCTTTGCGGCGCTCTGCGTCGCTCACGGCTTGCGCCAGGTTGTCAACAAGGCTGCTTAAAAAAGACGGGGAAGGGCTAGTCATGGTCGACATCGTGGCTCCCATGCCGGATGATCCGCCCGAGGACGTACAGAAACGGCAGGCTGGCCAGCAGCCACACCAGGAAGTAATTCAGCCACACCAGGAAGTAATTCAGCCAGATCATGCCGTCCTCCACGTCGGGCAAACGCCTGGCGGCAGCGTGGCGATATACCGCTGCCGTGCGGCGAGCAGCTCGCGCTGGATGCGTCGGCGCGACTGGCACAAAGCCGGCAGATCGTGCGCCGACACCGAGCGCAGCGCCTGCGTGCGGTCGTGCAGCTCGATCTCAAGGCAACGCATGAGGAACAGCGCCCAGGCGCGGCGTGCGGCAATCAGCAGGCGGGTCATAGCTTGACCTCCTGGCAATCGACGTCTTCCTTGGCGTAAATCCCCCAGGAATGCTTTTCGTCGTAGTGCATGGCCACGGTGTGGATCGTTGCCACCGCCTCGGCAATCCGGGCCTTGTGCTCGTCGTCCGGAATCGCCGCTTTTGTGAAATCGATGTGCCCGGCCAGATCGGCAAGGCGCTTGATACGCTTTTTGAAAAGATGCTGATCGAGGCCAACCCAGACGCCGCCATTCTGAGCGAGCTTCTGTGCTGCCGTTGCTGGTTCTGTGTTCATCACTTCCCTCCGGCTGATTGATCGGATCGTCACTGAAAGAGCCTCGGACTGCGGTTTGCCAAACCTACCCACATTTCATTTATTCCAGACCTTAGCCCGTAAGGAGAAGGCATGGTCTGCGGCCGTTGTCGCTGGGGGCGAAGGTGTAAACCCGCTGCGCAACCGGAACGAGGTTCTTTCGGTGACGACGGGATCAATTAAACACGTGTTGTTTCTGAATGTCAACACGTGGGGAGAAATATAACGAAAAAAAACCCGTCAAGCGGGTTTTGCTGTTTTGTGTGGGTTAATCGTTGCTTGCGTTGGGAATTAGGGAAGTCCCGCAGTGCTTGCATTTTCGTGCATCGCGCAATACAAGCTCCCGGCAATCGGGGCATTTAACGTGTGTTTTTGGCGTTGGCTTGTCTGCATCTTTTTAGGCTGGGCATCAATCCGACAGCAATTAGCGCGAGGATCGGGAAAAAGGCGCTGAGAATAAACCAGCCTATTGCGCTACGCGACTTTGATACGGCGATTGCAGCAGTGAAAATTGCCAAAACAAACCAGCCAACCAAAAAAGACAAAACGTCCACATCACTCCTTTGTCAAAGACTTTGTAATCAATAGCAAAGCCGACTTGGTTTCATCGTCACACTGCCGAAAGGCGGATAGTAGCAAATTTTCATTGTTGTCGGCGTTGACCAGATAAGCCGGCCTGGTCTCTTCAACTCGGTGGTTTGTTTCACGACCATAGACCAGCTGCAAAGGCCGCACGCGATGCAAAGGCCAAGGGCGAAAGTAAGGAAAGCTTTTAACAAGGTTTGTGACAGAGCCTGTAACATGGCTTGTAACAGTGTCTGTGACAGAGCCTGTAACAGGCTAAGAACTAGAACTAGAGTGTAAACCTAGGCCGCTCAACCAGCTATCGTCATTATTTTCCCGCCTTAAAGCGGGAAAATAATGATGACGATAGGGTGTGTCTACCTTTGATAAACGGGGTTTATTCGTAGAAAGGAAGCGGGTTTGAAGCTGTACGCCATGCACTCAGATCACAAGACCGTAACACCCAGCGCGTTGGCTATAAGTTCGTCCCACTCAGATCGCTTGCTGTCTCGTCGGATGAGATTCGACAACGCCTGATCTGTCAAATCAGGTACGCGCTGTAGCAAGTCCCGGCGCTTCCATCCCAGGCTATTTATACGCTCTTCAATGCGTTTGCCCATGTTCATCATGGCAAGTTACAACTTTTGTTGAGTGATACAAACCCCAGGTGTTGACATTCCCTAAACACGTGTTTAATATGTTTCGCATGACAGCCCTACAAAACGCTATTAGCCAGCTTGGATCACAGAGTGCGCTAGCAAAACGTATCGATTGTGCCCCTCAAGTGATCAATAACTGGCTGCGCCGTAACAATGTGCCGGCAGAGCATTGCCCCGAGATCGAGAAAGCGACTGGCGGCGTCGTACGCTGCGAAGACTTGCGCCCTGATGTCGATTGGTCGTACCTCCGTCAAACCGTTATCAAAGAGGCCGCATGATCGCCTCGACCCGTTTTCCCGCGTCTCCCTCGGGGAATGTTCCGCTGTCCGACAACCCGGCGGAACACTTTCGCGCCACGCCCTATACCCCTGGGGCGTGGCGTCTTTTTTCCGTGGGTTCGCTGTAGTCATGGCTTCAGTCTGTTTTTTTTCTCGTAAATCCGTTGTGCGTGAGTGTGCGTGATTCACGCACAAGCACTCACCAGCAAATAACAGGAGGGAGTGATGCAGATGCAACTGATCCACGAAACGATAACTGACGCCATCCGCGAGGCCGTCAATGCCTGCGGCGGTAATAAGCAGGTCGGTGCTACGCTTTTCCCCGATATGCCGGTCGATCAGGCCGCCGGGCGCGTCCGCGATTGCCTGAATCACGATAACCGCCATCGATTTACACCCGAGCAGATCGTGCTGATCGCACGCCTGGCGCGTGCCGCAGGTAACCACGCGGTGATGAATTACCTGGCCGTCGAGCTTGGCTACCTCAAGCCGGCGCCGGTCGAACCCGAAGACGAGATAGCCCGCCTGCAGCGCGAGTTCGTCGAGGCGACGAAATCCCTGCACAGCATGGCCACCCGCATCGAGACGATCACCGCCACCGCCGTGCGCCGGGTGGCCTGATGGACGCCATCGACCAGGCCACCGACATCGAGCAGCTTGATCGCGACGTGGCGCTGAGCTTCCGCCACCCCGTGCTGCCGTTCGTCGGACGCTGCCACTACTGCAAGTCGGAGATTGATCTCCGCGCGCGATTCTGCGATGCCGAGTGCTGCAAGGATTACAACGACCTGGAGCGCTCGCGCGCCCGGCGGCGGGGATGACCGTCGCTGCTCCAATGGCCGAGGATTACTCGGCAGTTCCCGAGGCCATGCGCGCCCGTCCGCAGTGGTTGCTGTGGCGCTCCGAACCGAAGCCGGGTAAACCGAAGCCGTTCAAGATGCCGTACTACGCCAATGGCGAGAGGCGCACGGGTGTTCAGGGGAGCCCGTCGGATCGATCCGGGCTGGTGCCATTCACTGTGGCCTGTACAGCTCTGGCCGCCGGCAAGTCGCCGCGTGATGGACTGGAATTCACAGGCCTTGGCTTCGCTTTTCTCCCCGGAGACGGCCTGATCGGGATCGACATCGATGGCGCGATCGATGCGGAGACGGGCGAGATCGCTGAACGCGCGAGCAATATCATCTCCGCCTGCGCCAGCTACACCGAATATTCGCCGTCGCGCAAGGGCGTGCATATCATCGTCGAGGGCCAGATCGCGGCCTCGTTCAAGTCCAACGACATCGGCCTTGAGGTGTTTTGCGGGAGCCAGTATTTCACGGTGACCGGGATGCCCTACCCCGGAACGCCGCCGCAGGTGGCAACGATCGATGAGTCCATTATCGCCCGCCTGAAAAAGACTGTCGATATGGCCAAAGGAAAGGCGGCAGCGCGTCCACAGTCCGGGCCGCCAATGCTCGATGGCCGCGCGAAAGTAGAATCGGCGCTGGCCTACGTCTCGCCGGAGTCGGGCTACGAGGAGTGGATACAGATCGGGATGGCGATCCATGCCGAACTGGGCGACGGCGCTTTTTCGGTCTGGGATTACTGGTCAGCCAAAGGGTCGAAGTATCCGGGTCAAAAGACGCTCGAATCGCACTGGAAGAGCTTCAAGCCCGGCAAGGGAATTTCCGGCGCGACGATCTTCAAGCTGGCAATGAACGGCGGATGGAGACCCCCAAAACCGCGCCTTGTCTCCCCGGAAAAAATCCCCCCCTCTCCCCTTGATGGGGAAGGGCCGGCGGTGACTAAAAAGGAAGAGGGTAAGAAAAATTCTTCCCCGAAACCAGAAAAGACCATCGACTGGAACCGCTACGAGGAACTGCTCGGTCAGTTCGTGCTGATCTACGGCACCGATACCTGCTACGACCTGAGAACGCGCATCCTGCTCAAGGTCAATCACCTGCGCCTGGCCTTTGGCAGCGATTACGTCAAGATGTGGCTGGCGGCCGGAGAACGGCGCATGATCCTGCCTGCGCAACTGATTTTCAGCCCGAGCGGGCAGTGCGTCCCGCCGGAAATCAACCTGTTCGACGGCATCCCATCGACGCCTAAAAAGGGCGATATCGGCGCGATCATGGAGCTGTTGCGCCACTTGTGTGGCGACAGTGCGGAGACCGATGAGGAGGTTGAAGCAGTTGTCCAGTGGTGTCTGAAGTGGCTGGCGCTGCCGCTGCAGAAGCTCGGGATCAAGATGCGCTCGGCCCTGGTCTTTCACGGACCGCAGGGCGCGGGCAAGAATCTGTTCTTCGAGATCGTCGCCTCGATCTACGGGCGCTACGCTCTGGTCGTCGGGCAGGACCAGTTGGAAGACAAGTTCAACGACTGGGCATCGCAGAAGCTGTTCTTGATCGGCGATGAGGTTGTCGCGCGGCAGGAGCTGTATCACAACAAGAACAAACTTAAGGCCTTCATCACCGGCGAGACGATCCAGATCAACACCAAGATGATGCCGCTGCGCACCGAGGCCAATCACGTCAATGTGGTGTTCCTGTCGAACGAGCATCAACCGCTGGCACTTGAGGTGGGCGACCGAAGATACTTTGTCGTCTATACGCCGCCTAGGCGCGTCGACGATCTCTACCTGCGCGTGGCCAAGTGTCTTACCTCCGGTGGCAGTCAGGCGTTCCACGAGCATCTGCTGAATCTCGATCTCGGCGGTTTCTCTGAATTCGATATTCCTCCGATGACGGCCGCCAAGCGCGACCTAATCGATCTTGGACTGAAGCCCGCAGAGCGCTTTGTGCGCGAGTGGCTGCGCGGGTATCTCCCGCTCCCTCTGCAGGTCTGTTCGGTCGATCAGCTTTATCAGGCCTTCAAACGTTGGGCAATGGTCTCCGGTGAGCGTTTCCCGCCGCCGCAGGAACAGTTTTCCAAGACGGTCAATAAAACGGTATCGCTGATTTCGAGCCAGACGGGGGTAGAGCCCATGGTGCGCCTGAAGCCGGTCAAGCTCGACGATGCCGAGAACGGGCGCCGCACGGTGAGGATATGGATTCCCGTCGGTTGTGGGGCGTCGGAAGGCACGACTGAGGGGCTCTGGGCCTACGAATGCGTCCAGGCCTTCCGCAAACCGCTTGGAAAATTCTTTGAATCGACGGGGATGAGCAGCGATGAGTAGCCCGCAAACCCTTGCAGTTACGCGTGTCTCGCCGCCTGACTCGGCGCAAACCCTTGCAGTTACGCAGGTTACGCTGACTTGCCTACTTTTCTGCCCCATATGTGCGCGGGCGCGAGCGCTCAATTCATGTTCCAGAATCATGTGTGTCGAACGTTTGTGCAAACCGGGAAACTCCGCAAGTCTGCGTAACCTGCGTAACTGCAAGGCCTACAGGCGAGTCAAGCGCGTAACCACATCACTTTCGCGTAACCGCAAAAAAGGAAGAGCGATGGATAGAGAAGAAAAAGCGGCATGGGTAAATGCGAACCTACCGCAGTGCGCCGCCCTGGCTGCCTTGTGCAAAGCCACATTCGGCGCGGTGCGGCTGACCTACGCCAGCGAGAACGGACACACCATCGGCAAGCCTATGCAGACGTGTGCATTCTCTATAACCGGTGATGACCTGGTGCCAGTGCGCAAGGCCAAGCCATGAGCGGCATCGTCCTCAACTTGCGGACCAACTTCCCCGAGGTCATGGCCAAGCTGAGCCAGGTCTCGGATCAGATCGGCAATCGCGCCATGGTGCGCGCGCTCAATAACACAATCACTCAGGGCAAGGCGGAGATGGCCAGGGACATCAGCAAGGAATTCCGCATCAGCGTGGGCACGGCCAAGGATCGGCTGGAGGTCAGCCGCGCCAGCTCGAAGGGCGGCGTCTATAAGTTCGAGGCCTCGCTGCAGGCCACCAGGAAGGCCAAGGGCCGGTCGATGAACGTCATCGCATTCGTTGGCGCGCTACCCAAGCGAACGAAGAAGGGAAAGCTGGCCCAGATCAAGTTTCAGATCAAACGGCAGGGCGGGAAGAAGACGATCACCGGCGCCTTCGTCGGTAACAAGGGACGTACGATGTTCATCCGTGAAGGCAAGGGCAGGCTGCCGATCAAGGCAGTCAGCACCATCGACATCCCGCAGATGTTTAACACGCGACGCATCAACGAAGTCGTGCAGAAGGTCATGCTCGACAAGTTCGAGACGAACATCACACGAGAGTTGCGCGTCGTGCTCGGAGGATTCGCCAAGTGATCAGCATCGCTGGCCTATCATTAAACTTGTCGGACGCACGCGGGGATGTCGTGGGCGGATTTCAAGTTGAGCAAGCGCGCGGCCAAGGCGAAAAGCGCACCGGTGAAAGCACCATCAAAAGCCAAAGTGATTGTGGAAAAACCGGAACGAACGCCGGCGG